GTCCATGGTGTATTGACCACCGAACTTCGCGGTTAGTATTGAATTGATTGTAGCAGTCTGTTTATCCAGAAGAGCTTGTGATTTTGTCTGGAGGATCTTAACGATATTACTGTCTGCCGGTATCTGCCCAAGAGCAGGTATCGTTTGAGTCCCGAATAAAAATGATTTCCACAATATCAACACGTAAACCATCGAAGGCCAGATAGTCTGTATATCCGACCATATTGCTCGATCATCTGCATTGTTTTTAAGATAACTTATGACGAATAGCGCTTCTCTCAGTTCTCTATATTGTAAAAGAGTCATTTCATCGGTCGTCATAACTCGCACGAACTCCTGCTCGATACCCGGGCTTGAAAGCTCTCCGGCAAGTTTTGAACGCTGAATTGCGTTGAGCCCAGTTCCTTTGAAACCTGCTTCGCTGAGTGCACCACTGATAAGTCCCGTCATAACTCGGTGTATATCTCGGGCATACAGCTCTATCACTGGAGTCAGATCACTGCTGTTGATTCTATAAAGACTTACAGTATTTCCAACACTTGGAGTCGTCTTCGGAATTACACGAATGTTCGGTCTGGAAATATCTGGATCCATAGCGACATATTCCCGAATTTTCATGACCGACATTGCTAAAAATTGGGTGTATGTGTAACCTAACTTGTTTGCTTGCTGCGTGATTTCAGAGCAGATGGTATAAATCTTGTCACTCTGTCCATCCACCCATTGCTTTTTGGTTTTCCCTTGATTGGGTATTTGTTTTTGAATCCAATTCCACAACTTCTCGCCGCCTCCGTAATTCTTTGTTTCCAATATCGCAAACAGCATCTGTTTTATGAATTGCAGGTTAATACCGAACTTTTTGTTCTCGTCGATCACAATAAAGTGCGTGTTTGATTTGACTTGATTACATATTTCGTGTGCCCAACGATATTCTCGCTTCAGCTCCTTCTTGTAGAGATCACCTCTATTCTTACCTGTCTTATCTGCTTCGTCTTTTAAGCCTTCGTAAATTCCGGCAGAGTAAAGCCCTGTGAAACACAGAGCCTGCATGACTGGAAATACGTGCTCGCATTCTGGGGCAAATTTAAACCCATAACTTTCTCCGCCACGGATGGGCGTATCGCAAATCCAGCACATACTCTCCTGATTCTCAGGCCCTACGGTATTATTACATTGGGTCACTGGGGTGCTAGGTTCAAAAAAATCACGAAGAGCTCCCTTACGGACTTTCGTCGGAGCTTTACGTATCTTCTTTGGCGTCTTTCCTGTACCTTCTGCAGCTTCTTCGTCAGCAATACTTTTATTGACAACTTTGTCGTATAAGCGAGTGTATGTGTCTTCATCAAGACACTTTTTAATGGATTCCGTCAGTTCTCCAAACACGATAGATTGGTTTCTTTCGGCCTCTGCAATAGTCTGCGGATCGTTTGCATCTGGAACATACCCGAACTCTCGCATGTTCACCGGAAGCAGAATGTCTTTGCTGGGGTTTGGGGCAGCTCCTTCGGCAATATCTATGATGGAGTATGTGGTGGTTTCAGCCACTAGATTCGGTAGAGTCGCAGGGTTATAAACTGCAGCACCTGGAGGTGCGAATAATTCTTCTGGGGGAACGACGGGTTCCTCTCTAGGCCTTTTTGCACCACCTTCAAGGTCCATTACTTGTATTGCGTATTTTATTCAGGAGCCACGCGCGTGAACGCAAACTCTGTAGCAACAAGCGCCTTGATCTTCTTGTCCACGATTGTGTTATAACACTCATCTGCATTGGGAGTGCGCGTACTCTCAAAATACTCCTTGAGATGCGTCTGGAGGTCCTTCTTGGAAAGCGTCCATCCCTTACTCCACTGATTCGGTCGCTGAATCTTGATGACGGATCCATCGTCGGACAAGCGAACCTCGTTGAAACTATGGAACTGCTGGTCACGAAGAATCTCTGCCATTTCTACTTCAAGAACCTTGCGATCATTGCGGAGAGTATGGATTTCGGCGTTGAGTGACTGAATGCGGTTATCAACATCCCGGTATGTCTCAAGGCGTGACTTCAGGCGAGCAAGCATCTTACGGTATGCTTCCGATCTATCTGTAAACTTAAATCCGTTTTCATAACAAGGATGTTTGTCGACGATAAAGAAGTCGATACACTTAGAGAAGCATATAACAAAGAGCATCCTGGAGAACCGCCCATACCTCCAGGCAATATAGGAGCGACATGGAATGTCCTCCGCAAGCGTCTCCAGTCCAAATGTAAAGATGGCGCAGCAGAATGCGTTGTGTCATCACTACTCACAAAACCCAAAGCCCCTGCATCCTGGAAAGAGAATCCAACGGAATGGTTATCTACGATTGAAATTGACAAGATCGAGAAGAGTTACACGAAGTTGTTCGCGAGCTATAATTACGTTGGTGCGTTCCCCATAGATTTTGGCGCAAAGTCCGAGACTGGGTCGTGTTTAGTCAGTGCTCTGTGTTCCATGGATATCCGTAAACTTGCGGCAAAAGGCAAGACCCAAATTGGCATTATTTTCAACACGGATGTGAGTACGGGTCCAGGCAAGCATTGGGTTGCGGTCTTTTGCGATGTGAGTCCAGATTTGGAGTATCCTCGCATGACATACTTTGATTCGTACGGCCATTATCCTGAGAAGCAGATTCAGCAATTAATGAAGCGGTGGAAGGAGCAGTGGGACGCGGGCGGAGGGCATTCGGCACCTATGGAGCTGACATATAACAAAACAAAGCATCAGCGAAAGGGGACAGAGTGCGGCATGTATTCGGTGTATTTCCACTACTGCTGCTTGACTGGAATACCTATGGAGACGCGCATTCCAGATGACGTAATGACGGGACTCCGAGGTGTCCTGTATCGCATATAAAATCTTAGGTAAAAACATACACAAATGGCGAATGTTTGGTTGACGCACGTCAAGTCTACGATGGCATCTATGAAGAAGGCAGGCACTTACAAGAAGGGCGATGGCCTAAAGAAGGTGATTATGGCCGCGAAGAAGACGTACAAGTCCACCCGCCGCGCGTCCAAGAAGGGTCGCCGCGGTGGTGGTGACCCCGATGATGGTTCTGCGACGCCTCTGACACAAGAAACCGATGAGACGAGGCTAGCAAGGGAAGAGAGAGAGAAGGCGGAAGCTGCTGCTGCGGCGGCTTCTAATATGGGAGCTGACTCTGACACGGGAGGTCGCCGTCGTCGCAAGTCTCGGTCGACTCGTCGTAAGTCGCGTCGGTAAAAAAATCAGTATGTCTAACATATAAAGACAAATGGGTGGCGGTTTACTTCAACTCGTCGCACACGGAGCTCAGGATGCATACCTTTCCGGAAACCCCCAGATCACTTTCTGGAAGGGTCTGTTCAAGCGCCACACGAACTTCGCGATGGAACCGTTTCGCGTGAACTTGACTGGCGTGCCCGCGTGGGGCAATAAGCAGAGCGTGACGCTCGCTCGTCATGCCGACTTGCTGTATTCCACCTACCTCGAAGTGGTTCTCCCTACGACGCAGATCGTGAATGGAGTGGAGAAGAAGGTTGATTGGAACAACGAGCAGGGTCGTTTGGGATATAACTTACTGGACTATGTCGAACTAGAAATTGGCGGACAGGCAATTGACCGCCTGTACAGCGAGTACCTGTACCTGTGGGACACTCTAACGGCCGACGCGAACAAGAGTTATCAGTTGTACCAGATGGTCGGTGGCGGCGGTGATTCCCGTCGCAATGACGGTGGTCCCATGGCAGTGAATACTGCGGATGATGGAGTGAACACCAACACCGCAAAGTATGTCTACGGATATCGCCCTCCGGCCGCCTCTGCGAGCGTGAAGGCAACTGGTCGCCCCAGTTCGTCTTCAGTTCTGACGATCCCTCTGCCGTTCTCCTACACTCGCAACCCTGGTGCCGCTCTGCCCCTGATTGCCCTTCAGTACCACGAGGTCAAGATTAACATCCTCTGGAATAAGTGGCAGTTCGTGACTGCGAACTTCAATGGCCTCCAGCCCCCGCCTCCCACCACCGCGGTGATTCATGTGGACTACATTTACTTGGATGTGGACGAGCGCCGCCGTATGGCTCAGGAGTCGCATGAGTATCTGATTGAGCAGGTCCAGTTCAACGAAGACAAGGGTCTTGCGGCCGGCGCGAACCGCATTGACTTGACCTTCAACCACCCCGTCAAGGAACTCATCTGGGTCGTTCAGCCAGATCGCTTCACGAACTGCAAGATCGCGGACAAGACGAACAACAGTGTCGCTACATATGGCCCACCTCGTCCTGCTCTCCAGCCTACCCCGGCTCAGCAGACTTTAACGGTTCGTAGGACTTCTCCTCTTGGAAGTGGTGCCCGCCTCACTCCTTTTACCTACACGTATCTTGACCAGTCTGGTGGGGCGACTGGAACATCTTTGGACGAGTTTGACCAGACATTCACGCAGCCCATCTTTGATATGCGCCTGCAGATCAACGGCCAGGATCGCCTGGATCGTCGCGGAGGCGACTACTACAATAGGGTCCAGAATTACCAGCACCACACTGGTACGATGAAGCCTGCAGGATTCGACACGACGCCTTACTTGCGCGTGACTCCCGCCACTAGCGCTGGTGTCGCGATGCCAACCACTCCGGCTGCTGATCATGTCGCTGCGATCCCCCAGTCGCATCGCGCGATCTACACCTATTCCTTTGCGCTGAAGCCCGAAGAGAACCAGCCGTCTGGAACCTGCAACTTCAGTCGCATCGACACTGCGACGATCGTGATGAATATGTCCGGAAACTATGTTGTTGATGAGAACTCCGACAATGTGTGGAATCTGCGCGTCTATGCCATCAACTACAACATCCTCCGTGTCATGAGCGGCATGGCTGGCATGGCGTATTCCAATTAAATGTTCTCCAAATATAAATGGACGTTGAAGATGCATACGGTCCAAACAGTAACTCGTTAGCAAATGCGAAGGAAAATACTCCCGGAACTCCCCCGCCTCCTTCTACTCCGGAGGTCCCGACAAAGACAGACCCGAAAGCGCAGACTGAATATACAACGGTCGCGATTGTTTCCGCAGTATTTTCCATACTGTTTTTCATTGTGTTCTCGTACGGTGCTGCAAAGTTGTCGTACGACAAGTATCGCTCGGTTGGATGGGCAATTCTCGATTTCTTCTTTAGTTCGTTCTATTACCCTTACTATGCCATCGTCCTCAATAATCCGACAGTTATGGGCGGACGCCGCTAATCCAAATTAAAAACCCAAATAGCGTGTAGCATCTACTACACCATATTTGTGTTCTTCTGTACATCTATACATTTCATTATTCACACTTACCACTCCATCGCGATATCGTCCACGCGACACACAATGTCTCCCTCTTCCGTCAACTTCGTGTTCAGTGCCTGAATATCCTCATCGAACACCGTGCGCTCCTCGTCGAGACCCTCTGGCATTTTCGTCTCGTCCACGAGAATATCCACAAGTCCAGTTCCGCACGGCGGCTTCTGTCCGAACATGATGTTTGCCGACACGCCCTTCATGCTATCAAACTCTCCTGACAACGCGGCATTGAAGAGGACCTTGGAAGTCTCCTCGAACGACGAGCGCGCAAGCACTCCCGAATCGCTCTTGCTCATACCGAATCGGTCCACGGACAGGATATGTCCAGGATAGGTCATCGTATCAATCAGCGTGATCATGTGGCGGTAGTTCACATACTCTGCACTAAAGACCTCCATGAACTCTTCATACATGGCTACACGGGCGGTCTCAATTCCAAACACCTCCACAATCTCATGAACATCGTTCGAGAAGGAACGCAGAGGATCCACATGCTTGAAGGTCGCCAAATCCAGAAGGTTCGTGCCCTCTACATCCAGTACATACTGCTTGAGCGGAACGAATCCTGCGACCGTCTCGTCATACACAACCTCGGACTTGACTTCGCGAGGATATACCTTTCCAATCCCCTCAACTCCCGTGAGAATCGTGTCCAGCAACTTATCTTCAATGAATCGGAGAGACAGAGCATTCTTGGCCATATCGGTTCCGAACACAATGCGGAGAACCATCTTGTCTGGCGTGTTGGTGTCGCTGTGAATACAGTCGAACACGCGGAGAACCTTGTTGTCCTGAATCTTGGATGTGATCTGTGTCATGTTTGCCACATTGCGTGCTGCCATCTCATGCTTGTCCAGCTCTAGACGCAGAATCCATGGAGACATACATGAATTACCCTGTGTGACTGAGAACTTCTCATACGACCTCAAAATATCAATGTCGTCGCCGATCGCAGTATCTACAGTTCCGGGATGAGGGTCGTAATACATGCGCACCGAAATTGTGATATCGCGCAGAGTCGTCTTCTGGAGGTCACGCTTCACTGCAATCGTGTCGTTCATGGACTTTGCAATTTCAGGGTTCAGATACACGACATTGCCAGGATTCTTGGGGTTACGAGACACGCTCAGCAACTCAATGATGCGTGGCACACCCTGCGTAGCGTTCGCCTTGACGGTTCCAGCACTGTGGAAAGTATTTAGTGTCAGCTGGGTTGTGGGCTCACCAATGGACTGCGCCGCGAGCGTCCCTACCATCTCACCCGGATGGACGCGTGCCTTGATATACTTGAACCGAATATCCCGCAGAAGTTCGTCGAACATGTCCTTGGACATGCGCAACTTAAGGATGGACTTCTTAGGTGCAAAGTAGAACCGGAGTAGCGCATGGAACACCAGGTTGTGACTCATCCATGGCTCCGCGCACAACTTGTTCAACTCTGCAGTGACATAGTCCGGAGTGAGGTCCGTCTTAGTGACATACTCGTTCGTATACTTCTGCTCAAGACGACGGAGATTGACCGGTGCCACAATCTTCTTGACATTCATGTAGCGGAACACATTCTCCACCAGAAACTTACGATCCGCAAGAATCATATCCATCATGTCGGAATTCGTTGCCTGAACGCCATCCTTCATAACTGCTTGGAAATCGTCGGCCGTTGCCGCGAACTCCTTGTACACTTGCTCCAGAGTCATGGAACCAAGATCGCATGCCTGTGCCTCAACATTGACAGTATCAATCCCATCACCACCGTACTGGAACTGAATCACTGCGCCGTTGGCGTTCCTCACCGTTCCGTCATACTCCACGTGGAGATCCTCCATCGTCTTGACCAACTTGCGCTGAATGTATCCGGAATCCGAAGTCTTGACGGCCGTATCAATAAGACCCTCACGACCTGCCATGGCGTGGAAGAAGAACTCTGCGGGCCTCAGTCCTGTGATGAAGCTGTTCTCCACAAAACCACGAGACTCGGCAGAGTAGTCGTAGCGTGTGAAGTGGGGGAGCGTGCGGTCCTGGAGGGTATACTGAACACGCTTACCAGCGATGAGCTGCTGCCCCAACATTGCCATCATCTGGGCGATATTGAGGTCAGAACCCTTAGATCCCGACACCACCATTTCACGCATCCGGTTCTTTGCAGGAAGACCCTCCATAACCTTATTCACAACCTCGGACGCGGAGTTCTTCAGAGCATTACAGATCTGGTTTTCAAGTTCGTCGCCGTCCGGACGCCCTGAATCGTTCAGGAACATTCCGGCATGGACGCTGGACATGATGCGACTAACCTCCTTGCGCCCCTTATCGAGCGCATTCTCAATAGCCTCTGCGATTTCGGCATTCCCAACAAGATCCGAAGGACCCACCGAGAACCCGGAATACAGGTTGTACTTTGTGACAATGTTCTGGACTTCGTTGATGAACTGTCCGCATCGATCCGGTCCAAAGTCGTTGTAGATCACATGCAGAATACCATCCACTGCATCTCCAGAAGATCCACCAAACGCGCTCTTCTTCAGAAGACCCTTCTTGAGTTGTCCGTTCTTCAGCTGGATGCTTCCGTTGAAATCCATCAGAGGAAACGTGCTGGAAATCAGCTCCTGTCCCGACATGTTCATTTCCTTGCGACCATACGAGGACAATGGCCTCTTCGTGCGACTCAGGATGTTCATGGCAATGTGTTCGGGAACCTTCACATCCGGCTGAGAGATGCGGAACGATCCGGTGAGTGTGTCCTGGAAGATCTGGATGATGGGCGAGTTCGTGCGCGGCGAAACAATCTGGCGCAGAACAGATGCGAGATACTTCAGCTCAGTCGCAGCAACGATGGATTGGGGCACGTGCATGTTCATCTCGTCGCCGTCAAAGTCCGCATTGTAAGGGCGAGTCGCAGACACGTTCAGACGGAAGGTGGAGTACGGCAGAACACGAATGCGGTGGCACTCCATAGATGCCTTGTGGAGAGACGGTTGACGATTGAAGAGAACCACATCACCGTCAATCAGGTGACGATGCACGATATCACCCTGCTTGAGGTCTACCATATCCAGCTTCATGTAACGGAGACTCACGGTCTTGTCCTCGTCGCGCACATAGATGGACTTTGCGCCAGGATGCTTTGCAGGTCCATTGCGGATATAGGACATGAGACGGTCGCGATTGTATGGGGTCACTGCCTCAGGAAAGGTCAGGTTGCGCGCAATCTCCTCCGGAACACCGAGTTCGTCCACATCGATGTTTGCGTCGGGAGTGATGACTGTGCGTGCTGCAAAGTCCACGCGCTTCCCCATAAGGTTTCCACGCACACGGCCAGACTTGGCACCCATGCGAGACTTCAGAGTCTTCAGAGGCCTGCCTGAGCGCTGAGCCGCCGGAGGAAGGCCCTTAATATCATTGTCCACATAGGTTGCCACATCGAACTGAAGAACCTTGGTGTAATCGTCGATGACAGCAACTGTCTCTCCCTTATCAATCTTCTCACGCAGACGCTGGTTGTTCCTAACGATATCAATGAGCTTATGCGTCAAATCGTCCTCCATGCGCTGATTGTCGTCCATCACAACGGAGGGGCGGACAGTCAGTGGCGGAACAGCGAGAACCGTGCACACCATCCACTCAGGGCGACTGAACTTGGGATGGAACCCGATCGCAGAGATAGATGCGTCTGTCATGCGCTGGAAGCACCGCAGAACCATTTCCGGCTGAAGAGGGATAGCGTCTGCTCCTTGAACGGATAGAATCGCCGATAGGGTTGCTACAGTATTCTCTACCTTCTCGACCTTCTTCACCATATCGCTGTTGCAGTGGGGGCAGGGGTAATTTCCGTCTTTCGTCCTTGTCTTGTTCTTGAACTGGACGGTTGCCTCACGCACCGCATTGAACTTGTCGATACCCGTCAGCGTCGTTGGAGTCTTTGCAAGCTCATCAGCAGTCATGTAGGGATTCGAGCAATTTAGACATACTACACTGAGAACCTTGCGAATATCGTCTAGGAACTGGTAGAGGTAGACGGGACGCGCAAGACGAATGTGCCCGAAATGACCTGGACACAAAAGGTTGGTCTGCTTGCATGTGGAACACACCTTGCCATTCTCAATAACTCCGAACCGACTATCAAAGACGCCACCTGATACGGGTTGACCTGTTTGGAATGTCTTGTCGGTCGTCACCTCAACAACGCTGCGAGACACAATCTCATCAGGGTTTGCGATGCCAAACTGAACGCCAATAATAGTGTCGCCCATTCTTTCTATTACTATCTGATGCGTGTATATTATTCCGTTTTCATTGTGCTAACTCAATTGTAAGTTTCCAGAACTCGTCGTCTTCTATCATTTCCTTCACCATAACTTCTGGATACAGATCTGATAAATCAGAGACCCATTGTTCGAATTCAGGTCCTAATCTCTGCTTGAACTTTAGTTTGCGATCTTTGGACATGTAACGCAAGTACCTGGCAACATCCATAAAGACTGTGCGGGCGAATGCTTGCGTAAGGTACGAACTTTCGCTCTCGTCTTTGAAATTCCGGACCTTGGCATACCACTGTTCCATTGTAATTTCGGCAAGAAGAGTAATATGCCGAGAAAAACCTTGAAACTGAAAGCGGTGCGACCCTCGCGCAATCCCCAAAAGAAGTGGGATGCAGTGTTTGACAGGGAAGGGCGTGAGAAGGTAGTGTCGTTCGGTGCAAAGGGAATGTCGGATTACACGAAGCATAAGAACAAGACTCGGAGGGCACTGTATATACAGCGTCATTCGGGTATGGGTGAACATTGGAAACAACCTGATACGCCCGGTGCGTTGTCAAGGTGGATTTTGTGGGGACCTTCTACGTCGTTCCGCCAGAATCTGAAGTCTTACAAAAAACGATTTCACTTATAATTTTTGAATGATCACTTGTTGTTGGCGTGTCGGATGTGCTACAACTCGTATGAGGCTTGAATAATCACTTAAAAAACGGTCAATGCCTGCTATGGTTTGGGGCCATTTTGCGTGGTAGTCGTCAAACACGATGTATCCACCCGATTTCACCTTTTGAAATGACATTACGCCATCGCGATACACATACTCTGTCTCATGATTACCGTCTACGAAGATGATATCAAAAAAGTTATCTTCAAATGTTGGAACGATTGTGTCTGAGAACCCTCTATGTATACTAAATTTCGAACTGTTTCCAGTGTTTTGAATGTTTGTATTAAATGTATTCCAAGCATACTCTTGAAGTCCTTTATACTCTGGATAGTCTGGGTAATCGACCCAAGGATCTACGCAATAAACCTTGGATTCTGGGTGAGAGCAGTAGGAATTTGAAATTATGATAGCATTTCCTCCATCGGCGCACCCAATTTCTAAATACTTTATCGGGCCTTCTGGTTTTGGAATAGAGGGAGCCCAGGTTTCTCCGGCGTTATTATAGTAAAATCGTCCTATGAAGTTTGGAGGAGGAGATGGCCATCCTGCCAATGCTTTTGCAGGTTTCGGTCTGCGAAAAGAAAGAGGGATGCTAGACATTTACATAATACATACATAAATCAATCGGTGGGATGTCCGAGTGGTTAAGGAGGGAGTCTTAAGAACTCCTGTTGCAAAACGCGCGGGTTCAATCCCCGCTCCCACCAAGCCGGTGAGATGTCCGAGTGGTTAAGGAGGCAGTCTCAAGAACTGCTGTTGAAAAACGCACGGGTTCGATCCCCGTTCTCACCATTATTTTTAGCATTCCAATTGAACAACTGAATATACGCAAAAGCAATCGTTCCGATCACGATGGGATACCAAGGTTCCATTCTGATTTGAATGCTTTATTGTTTTATTCAGTTTGCTCCGCGGGAGTCTCAGCGGGGGGTTCCGGGACAGGCTCAGGGAGAACTTCAGGAGTAACCTCGGGGACAACCTCAGGCTCAGGCACAACCTCAGGAGTAACTTCAGGGACAATCACTTCAGGGACAATCACTTCAGGGACAACCTCAGGGACAACCTCAGGCTCAGTCACAACCTTAGGAGTAACCTCAGGCTCAGGCACAACCTCAGGAGTAACCTCAGGGACAATCACTTCAGGGACAACCTCAGGGACAACCTCAGGGACAACCTCAGAGACAATCACTTCAGGAGTAACCTCAGGCTCAGGCACAACCTCAGGAGTAACCTCAGGGACAACCTCAGGGACAATGACTTCAGGAGTAACCTCGGGGACAACCACTTCGGGGATAACTTCAGGCTCAGGAAGAACTTCAGGAGTAACCTCAGCAACAACCTCGGGCTCAGGGACAACTTCAGGAGTAACTTCAGGGATAATGGCTTCAGGCACAAGCTCCGTAGCAGGCTCAGCAGCAATGACAGGAATAACAACTTCGGGAGAAAACTTCGTAAATGACATCGCTGCAACGACTCCGGCAACCCGGATGTTCCAAGGGAACGGGATACTGGATAGTATCCCGGAACTCAGCCTTTTCAAATCCCACGCAGGTTTCATTTATCTTATCGAGACAAAAACGGATTTTGGGACTTTTAATTCAAAAGTGTATCGAAGAAATGGACGACCCAAAGACACGCAGAGACAAGAAAAAGGATCAGCGTGAGAAGGGTGGAGGAAAAGACGGAAAGTATTCTACAAAACATATTCGCTTAATGGAGTCTCTTCAAGCAAAGACCAAAGGTTCAAAGTAATGCTCCTCCTGTAACTCGGCGCGTACGATTGTTATCACGCACCTTCGTCATCTTGCCATTCGAAGAACGCCTACATGTTTTTCCCTTATATGTCTTCTTCGCGCATCCGCTCTTGTAATACATGACTCGATTGACATACCCTCGGTACGTTGGCATCTTCGACTTTCCAGCTACACTTTTCAAAAATAGGTACATCGATTTCATGTAGGTCTTTCTCGATGTTAAATTCATGTCTATATGACCGGACACACCGGGATACACTTTCTCTAAGCTCGTCAAGAACCCTTTTTGCGTTGCCGTATCACTTTCACTTGGTTGATCCGGATAATTCGCGGCAATTGAAAACAGGAAGTCGCGTCCCAATACACCC